ATGTCGAAATACGATTATCTGATTGTCGGTTCCGGTCTCTTCGGTGCTACATTCGCCTATTTCGCCCACAAAGAGGGAAAGAAATGTCTTGTCATTGACAAGCGCCCGCAGCTCGGTGGCAACGTCTATTGTGAGAATATCAAAGGCATCAATGTACATAAATACGGAGCGCACATATTCCATACGTCGAACAAAAAGGTCTGGGACTTTGTCAATTCTATAGTTCCTTTCAACCGTTATACTAACTCGCCGGTTGCAAACTACAAAGGTCACCTGTACAATCTGCCGTTCAATATGAACACATTCTATCAGATGTGGGGAGTGACGACACCTGAAGAAGCGAAGGCGAAGATAGACGAACAGCGTGCCGAAGCCCTATTCAAGATGAAGGAGGACAATATAACAGAGCCCCGAAACCTAGAAGAGCAGGCATTGACCCTTATCGGCAAGGACATATACGAGAAGCTTATAAAGGGCTACACGCAAAAGCAATGGGGACGGAAGTGCACCGACCTGCCTGCGTTTATCATCAAGCGACTTCCCGTTCGTCTCGTTTTCGACAACAACTACTTCAATGACAGCTTCCAAGGGATACCTGTCGGCGGATACAACAAGCTCGTAGATGGATTGCTTGACGGCGTTGAGACAAAGGTAAACGTCGACTTCTTTGACGACCGTGAGCATTGGGAATGTCTGGCCGATAACATTGTATACACGGGACAACTCGATGAGTTCTTCGATTATAAGTATGGTCACTTGAATTTCAGGACCGTCAGCTTTGAGACCGAGGTTAAAGACGTGCCGAACTATCAAGGCAACGCTGTCGTCAACTACACCGATGCCGAGACACCATACACCCGCATCATTGAGCATAAACACTTCGAGATGTTCGGTCAGCAGGTCTATGACACACCGAAAACCGTCATCAGCCGTGAGTACAGCACAGAATGGAAGCCGGGCATGGAGCCCTACTACCCTGTCAACGATGATGACAACAATGCCCTAGCCGACAAATACCGCTCTGAGGCAGCAAGCCTTGCAAGCAGCGGAGATGCCAATGGCAAGCACTTCATCTTTGGTGGACGACTGGCGGAATATAAGTATTACGACATGGCGCCAATCATTGAGAAGGTCATGAAACTGTTTGAAAGGTAAAAAAGTAAAAAAGTAAAAAGGTAGAAAGAAGGTGTAGCAAAGTTGCTATGTTGCCTTTAAGGCTGCCTTTTTATAAGGAAAATATTGTGGTTGAGTAATATTTCTATGGTAAAAATTTTGCCATTACCGTTTTTTATATTACTTTTGCAACCGCAATCGCCGATATGGCTCAGTTGGTAGAGCAACGCATTCGTAATGCGTAGGTCCCCGGTTCGAGTCCGGGTATCGGCTCTTTAAAATGGAAAGATTGAAAAAATGAAATATTAAAAGGACGACATTAAATCCGAATTCAAACAATTTCATTATTTCAATCTTTCATTTTTTTAGCCTCCTTGCGGAATTAGCACATCGGTAGTGCGCGGGCTTCCCAAGCCTGAAAGGCGGGTTCGACTCCCGTATTCCGCTCTCGCTGATTATCAAACAGTTAGCGTTTTACGATGTAAGGTTTCTTTTAACTTGCGAGTTAAAAAAAAAGCCATAACTTGCGTTTTTCGGTGTTATTCATTGTCGAAAAGCAAGTTATTTGCAAGTTGAAAAGGGATGCAAGTAAGAACTTATGTTGAAGAGTGCAGTGGCAGGGTGTATATTGCTCTGTCATGGAGAGGGAAGCGTATTTATATTAGTACGGGAATGACCTCGATAGTGAAGTTCCGTGGTACGGATGTTCCAGGGTCGGAGGCTAAGAGCCACCGGATGCGGCAAATCTATAACGATGTTGAGGATTATTGTGCGCTGCATGTTGATGAGAGCGCGCGCGAGCTGAAACAGAACCTGAAGGTTCTGCTCAGCGGTGGTGTCGTTCATGAACGCTGCCTGCTTGACTTCATGAAGGAATACAGGGACATGTCAATGACTGAGGGCACGGCTGAAATATACAGCAGGGCAATATCAAAGATTACGGAGTTTGACAAGAGATGTTCGTTTGAGACGGTGGACAGGCGGTGGCTGACTTGTTTTCTGAAGCGCTGCCGCATGACGGTTTCAAGTTTAATCTCGTTTTCTTCTTGAGTCTTATATGCTCCGGTCAGTTCACTGCATACGGTCTTTAGACTGTTAATGCCGTCATAAACGCCGCGCAAAGATGACGATACCGCCCCCATTGCCTGTATAGCCGAACCTGCTTTCCCCGCCGCTCCTGGTATAGTTCCTAACGCGCGTCCCAAGTCCTGCACTCCCTTTTTGCAGTTTACGACAACATCCTGACCGTTAATGCTCAGGTGTATATTAAATCCTATATTCTTAGCCATAGATAATATTTTTCCAAATCTATTACAACACTTATATTATAAATCATTATCTTTGCACATATAAATAAAACGAACATGAAGCGAATAGTACGGATAATATTGTTTTCACTTACGGTTATTTCCCTTATAGCCGAATTTGTCTTCTATCATCTAAAAGACATTGCAGGCGTTTTGATTTGTGCCGGCTTGTTCTTCACGTTCCTTGTTTTGTTCATTATGTCTTTGTTTGAAGAAAACGATTTCAACGGCTCTCCCCGTGGAGGCGGCTTTTATTACTAATCCGTCCATCCCAATTTCTTTGCACGATTGTAGACGGCGTTTTCCAGTTCGGGCCTTATGCCGTTTTCTATGATTGCCGGGGCTTGGTCGTTGGCTCTCTTCAGGAAGTCATTGCGCGGCATTCTTCCCGTATAGTTTCCCTTCATGGTGAAATACTGTCCGTCTGCGGTCTTGTAGACGTTGTTGCCGTGCCGGGTATATCTCTCGACAGTGCCATCCTGCGCCCACATTGCCACCGGCTTTTCCTTACCGTCCTGCGAGCGCTTGTAGTAGCCTTGCTTGCCGTGGGGCTTGACGGTTACCATGAAGCCGCTGCCGCGCGGATAGACACGGACGCGGACATTGCCCTTCATCTTGTTGCCGTGCCTTATGGCGCCCGCGAGGTCGGAGCGGGCAATATCGGCTATCTGTTTGCCTACCCGGCGGTATGCTGTCTTGATTGTACGCTTGATGTCACGCGGCGACATGGCACGGAGAAGCTCGTCCCACTCCTTGCCCTTGTATTCTGCGGGATTGTTGTATGTTTCCATAGTGTTCAGTTTCCTTTTATCTGTCTGAGCCTCCTTTGAAGTGCCTTGATGTCGTCTTCCTTGCTGACTGTAGCGGCTTGTTTCCGCTCGTTGTCCCACGGAAGGCGTATGATATTTTCAGGACGGACGCGGCTCTTTGAGAACGGCGATACCGATATTGCCGCGAGTATCCGCATACGCTCCCACATATCACGGCGCCGTGCGTCCTCCATCTCACCGAAAGCGTCCATTATAGCCTGAAACTCAATAGGCGTGCACAGACAGAAGTCCTCAAACCCCAATCCGCACACGCCTATAGCATAGCCTAAGCATTCAAGAGCGGTCAGCTCTTTTTTTTAGCGTCCGTAACGCCTACGCTGTTTTCTGACTGGAGGTTGTTGAGGTCCTCAATCAGTACACCGTCGCAAAAGTCCTCGAACGACATGTCGAAGTCGATGTGCTCACGCCTACAGGCGCTCTTCGTGCAGTTGTACACGAAAGCCGCCACGTCGGACGTGCCCTCGATTTTCTCTATGTCGTGCCCGGTCTGCTGGCGAAAGCCTACAGCCGCGCCCATGGTGGTGTAGCAGGGATACGTCTTGTCACCGACCTTGATTGTTATTCTCTTGTGTTTTGCGCCTTTCTCTGCCATAGATACTCCTTTCCGTTACGCTGTTGCCGTTTCCTTGCCCGGATATATGTCAGGCTCGCCGTCGTTCTCCAGTGAGATTGTCCATGTCGTGTCGTCCTGTGCAGGCGATGTCTCTTCGATGGAAGTGATGACAAACTTGCCTTTCAGGTACGGCGCAGTATCTTCGCCGCGCTGGAACGCCTGGACTTCCACGCTCTGTCCCTTGCCCCAGAGCGCTGATGTCTCCTTGAAGCCGCTTTCGGTCTCGGTGTATACGCGAAGACCGTCAGCCTTGATGGAAACGCTGAGACCGGTGACGCCCTTGCCCTTCCACAGACCGCTTGACTTGGCGGCTGATGCTACCGGCTTGACGGCGCGGTCCTTTGTGTCGCTGTTGAACGTTACGGTGTGCGTGGTGCAGTGTCCGATAGCCTTTCCGCCTACGTTGAGCAGAAGGTCACTGCCGTTGATGTAATCGTTGCTTGATGTTGCCATAATCGTTTATGTATTGAAATTAATGATTTCCGATGTTTACTGTATCTTGCACTGTATAGTTACCGCCTGCTTGTAGCAGTCGATGTCGAATTCTTCGGAGCTGCCCTCTATCCTGGAACAGTTGACCATAAGGCGCAAATGGCTGTCGAGGTCGTCTGTGTATTCGATACGCCTGTTCTCTATGGCGTTCCTCACCGCTTCGATAAGGTCAACGCTGCGGTCGTAGTCTTCATCGTAGACTTCTACCACGATGGTTGTAGTGTCGAACAGCGTGCGTTCCTTTGTCGGCTCACCCTCGCTGTCGGTACGGTAATAGACCACGTAGGGGTATTCGGCGTTTTCGTTTGCCATTACAGGATAGACCGCCGTTACGCTGTCGCCGAGCGCATTCTGCAACGCCCCGCAGATGGCGTATCCTGCCGAAAGGGATGTCATACGTCCCTCCGACTGCTTCATCAGCCGCCCCGAGTCAGCCAGGAGCGTGCCGCCGCCTATGTCTATGAGCGTTGTCTTCATTTCCAGGTTATTTTGCGTGTCTTTGTCCGCTCGTGCTGCTTGTCGTACTCCGTGAAGTACTTCTCAGCCTCAGCGAACATATCCTCAATGCTCTTTTCTGTGTCCTTACTCATCTATAAGCTCCGCGTCGATTTGAAGTTCATCACGTTCGGGATAGCGCCGTATTGCCGTAATACGGTATTTGCGGTCTTCCCAGTACACGCGCATATACTCGTTTATCTGAGAGTAGTACCGGATGACGAACGTAATAGCGGACGTAAGCACGAAGTTGCCGTTCTTTGCCGTCATACTCTGGCGTCCGTACGTGACGCGTGCGTGAAGTACCTTCCCGTCTCCGAAGAGGTTGCTCCATGATGATTTCTTCGCGCCCGTCTTGCTTACGGCCTGTACTGCGTGGAATACGCTTACCTTCTTTGTCAGCAGTCCTGCTCTCATTATACAGATGTTTTGTAAAAGTGCCGTACTCGTGCGACGACTTCGGCGTACTCGTGCGACGACTTCGGCGTAGTCGTGCCCCGACTTCGGCGTAGTTGCAATGCGAGTACGGCGTAGTTGCAATGCGAGTACGGCACTTTTGATATTAAGTCAATTCTTTGTCAGCCTCGTGTACCGCTTGACAATGGCGGCCACACCATCGGGAATTGAATGCAGCTGTACGGCGCTTGCATCTGCCCTGTTGTCATTGTAGTGGCTTGCAAGCAGCAGTACTGCCAGTTGTAGCGGCTTCGGCAATGTCTTTCCTCCCTTACCGTCGTCTACAAGCAGGTCGTCTTCCTTGCATTCGCAACGGTCGATAACCTGCGCTTCGGCAGCGTCGAGGTAGAACTGCAACATTTCGTCGTCGTAGCCTGCGTCGTCAGCGTGCACGTGCTGCTTGAGCAATTCCAATGATGTGTACTTAGCCATACGTCAGTTTACTTTGCGGCGATTGTTCCGAGTACGAAAGCCTCAGGGCGCAATACCACGTCGCCGAAGTCGGCGTTTGCGACAAAGCGCACGGCATTGTTGAGAGCCTTCGTGTACGGGTCGATGATGATTGAAATCTGACCGAACTGGCCCCATGGGTTATACGAGAACGAGCCGAAACCGACATTGTTCTCACCGATATAATGGGTGGTATATACCGGGTAACCTGCGAGGTGGTCGTTCTGCACGAGCATGATGCCTGAGCCTGCGTCTACAGGAGTAGCCTCCAGTATTGCCTTCGTGCCCTCGGTCATGATGAACGCGCAACCCTGAGCCTCGACGCCTGCGCCGAACACCTTCGCCTTCATCGATGTGAAGTCCTTGAGGGTCGGAACGGCTGGGATAGCGACCTTGTTCTTCGTTGAGGAGAACGGACCCTCGACGTTCTTCGCGCCGGCTACCTTTGAGGTGCTGAACTGTACCTTGTTGATGGTACGGACAAAGCGGTCGGAAAGCTCGGTGTTAATGATGGTCTGCAAGAGACCGGCGCTCTGAGTCAGAGACTCACGGGTTGCGATGATGGCAGTGCCGAAGCGGTCGTAGCTTGCCTTGAGCTTCGAAACCGGTATTTTGCTCTCGCTCAGAGCCTCGTTCTCACCGTTGATGGTAGCCTCGCCGCCTTCGTATGTCGGCCAGAAGTAGTCGCCGCTCAGACCTGTCTGGAACGGTATGCCTACCTTTGAGAAGATAAGTCCCTCATCGAGAGGCTTAAGGAGAGTCTGCTGCTTTACTGGGATGATGCCGCTGTTCAAGAGGTCGCCCGTCATCATTGTGTTGTCGGTGGCGCCGGTGCCGGTGCCTGTTGCCGCTCCGTCCTCACGAACAAGCATGATGGTTGTCGGACGGTTGGCGCGGAGGTTCTCACGAAGAATGCGCATACTCTCGCGCTCAATGCTCTGCTCCTGTACGTTGGCAGGGCGGTTCATCGCCTGCAAGAGCATACGGTTCATGTCGTTCGAGCGGACGAGCGACTGGTATTCGGCTGTCTCGGCGTCGGTACGGTCGCGCTTCTCCTTTTCACAGAGTGACGCAATCTCGTTGATGCGGTCGCAGTTCGCGTTAATCTCACGGCAAATCTGCGATACTGTTTTAATGTTCTTTGTCATTGCTAATAAAAAATTATGGATTACTGTTTATGTTTCGTTGTACGGCTTACCACTCGTAACCGAACGGATGGAAGGTAGCCTTGCGCATTTCATCGACCTGCTGCTTTGACAGGCGCTCGCGCTCAATGCGCTCCTTGTCCTTGTCGTGCAGCTCCCTGGCCGACTGCAAGCCTTTCAGCTCGCGCTTTATCTCGGTGCCGGCGGTCTCGTATGCGGGTGAAGGGGTTATCGTGAAGTCATGGAGCGAAAGAATGTTCTTGACGTGGTACTCGACGACCGTGTTGCCGTATTCGTCTTTCTCGTCGGTAACCACCTTCTCGTAGTCGTCGTATGCCACCAGTCCGGTGAACGAGCATCCGCTTATGTCGCCACGGTCAACTGCTGAAAGTGCCTCGTTGCCGATGGCGGTATCCGCCAGCTCACAGGCGAACGATACGCCGCTCTTGTCAAGGCTGCATGTCATGGTGCCCTTTCCGTTACGGCAGCGTCCGAGCAGTTTCTCACGGTCGTGGAACATCGTAAGCAATATGTCGCTGCTGTTGATGGTGTCCTCGGTCACGGCATTCTCGTCAATAACCTCGTATGCGGCTTCACCGTCCTCAATCCAGAGCGGGGTGCTGCGCTGACCGAAGACTATCGCCGTTCCGGTGATGGTACGGATTTTTGTGCCGTTATAAGACTTCTCACGCCTGATGTTGCCCGCAAAGTACAACTCTGTTCGTATTATCTTGTTCATATTCCGCTGTTGCTTTTATTATTCTTTGTTTTTATCGTCGTCTTCATCATCGTCGAACGGGTTCCCGGTGTCCGTTGGCGGCGTGTCCGTTGTTCCCTTTTCGCTCAGCAGCTGCTGCAATCCCTTGAGGTTTGCCGATACGAGAGGCGTGTCGCCACCCTCGACGGTCGGGCGGTTCTCAATCTTCCGCCATTCGTTGATAGTATAGATACCCGTCTGTATGGTCTGCAACTGGTACTTGGCGCGTGTGACGAGGTCGGTATCGTATATCGCGGAGCGGTCGAACATGAAACGGTACTTCCCGCAGTATTCGGGCGCCACGAGCTTTCGTTTGAGCTCTGTCTCGATTTTCTTCAGCAGAGGGTCGAGAGTCTGGTTCAGGAAAGCAAGACGAGCCTCCGTAAGACTCTTGTATGTCGAGCCGCTCTCGCCGGTAATGAGCACCGTGGGAACGCCGAAGAACTGACACAGCTGCCTTGACGAGAACTTGTATGTCTCCAGAAACTGCATGTCGGTCGATGAAAGCGAAATCGGCGTGAACTTGGAGTCTCCCGGCATTGACACGATATGCTTTCCCGAAGAGAACTGTGTGTCGATGTCGGTAGCGAGCTTCCCGAGCTCGTCTTTCTGGTATTCGCCAAAGCCTTTCACCGATGTATCGTTTCCCACGATGCCGCGCACGTTGCCGCCGTTCGCAAAGCGGTTCTGTACCTCACGGTTGGCGGTTGCCACCGTTCCCATGGTGAACATGGCGTAGTCGATAACACTGTGACCGATTTTGCCGTCCGTAACGATGTTCTTCAGGTGGATTATCTCGTCTTCGCGCAGTATTGCGTTGACTCTGTTCTCGGCGTCCGATACAATGTACGAGCGTGAATACCGGTCGTATGATACAGAGCCGTCCTCCAACAGTACAAGGCTCTTAATCCGTCCCGTGTACATGTCCCATACGGGATATATATAGGCATTGCCGCGCAGCAGTATCTGAGTGACGGCACGCTGCCAGAAGTCGTGCGCGTTGTAGTCCTCGTTAGGCTGTACGGTAAGCAGGTAGTGCAGCGGGTTGTCGTAGTCTTCACTGTAGACTCCGCCGGCGCCCCGTCTCTGGTACATGCAGCGCATGTTCGCCACGGCGTTGCTTATGTACGATACACAGGCGTAAACAACGGACAACCGCATTGCGGAGTAGCCATCGGCTACCACGACGCGGCTTTGTCCGCTGTTGTACACAGAACCTATGTAAGCACGGAGGTACTGAGACTCCACGTTGTCCGCGGTGCCTGTACTCTCGCGCCTGAGCGAGAAAAGAGACGTTATTTTCTTTAAAAAACTCACTTTTTCCGTTTATGTCTTTCTACAATTACGTTTGCGGCGCAAAAAAGTGGCACCGGTTTACCGGGGAAATTGCCGGTTTTTGGCAATATTTACAGGCGATAATAGGCGATAATAAGCGATAAAATACAGAACTAACGCTCATATTGCGCGGCGGCGCCTACAGTCATAAGCATCGTTATCGCTCCGTCAATCTTGCGGTACTTGCTTATCTTTATCGGCTTCTTGTTCTCGAGGTGGTCCTCGTCGATATAACAGTTGTTGAGACAGAAGGCGTTAATCGGATTGGCGTTGAGCTCTATGCGGCGCGGGTCGCTGAGCGCCATCATCTCGAAACTCTCCACGGGCAGGTTAAAGGCGCCGTATGTCTGCCGGTACGGCTGCAAGACATTGTTACCGCCAACGCTCGACAGTATAGCCTGTAAATCCTGCGCCTTGTAGGAGTCGTAGGAAATGCGTACAATCTTCAGGTGAGAAGAGCGCTGTATTATGTCGTTGGCAACGACCGACACGTCGATGATGTTGCCCTTGCAGAACTTTAGCCAGCCTTCTTTGTGCCATTCCTTATACAACTCACGGTTAGGGTGGGTCTCGAGCTGACCTTCGGGAAAGTAGTAATCGGTATGACTCTTGAATTTCTTTTCTGTCTCATCGTACAGAGTATAGGATACGGCTGAGAAGTCGTCTTTGACCGAAAGGTCGAAAGCGACGAACACTTCGGCGCTGCCTTTGTACTTGTCGATGTCGAACGTACCGAGCAGTGACTTAGCCTGTTCTTCCGTGAACCAGCTCTTTTCCTCGTTCTTTACGAATATGTTGAGCAGCTTCGTGCGGAATGCGAGCATGTCATCGGCTGACATCTGAGCCTTCGCCCACTCGTCAGCGTAGTAGTTGGGGCGTACCGTTATACCAAGGTGTGGCTGCACCTTCGCCCATGTGTGCGGGTCGTCTTCACGGTCACCGGCATCCGGCATGAAGAGCGATGCGAACAGACGGTCGTTGTCAACTTCGCCGCGCAATACCTTCTTTGCGCCCTCAAGTTCCTTCACGAACGGACCGTCGAGAACATCGCTCGCCGTGGTGATGACAAGACAGAGGTGGTTCTTACGGGCACCCATGGAGGTAGTGAGCACATCTTTTACTTCGCTGCCGCGCCGTGTCTTCGTGTCGTGCGCCTGGCTGTACTCGTCCATTATGACGAGCGTGGCGTTCTTACCGTCGAGGTTTTTCGCGTTGTTTGCAAGGCATTCGGCAGAGCTGTTACGGTTGAACTTCTTCGAGCGCTTCCATCCTATCCACTCACGGTTGACTTTGAAGTGCCGTCCGCCCGGGTCTATCCCGAATACTATTTTGCGTATCTCGTTGAAGCATATCTTCGCCTGCGCGTAGGAGTTGGCGGCAACGTAAGCCTCAGCGTTATCGTCACCGAAGAGCAGCTCCCACACGGCGAGCGACGCGGCGCTTGTGGTTTTTGAGAACTTACGTGGCACGAACCATATAGCGTCCTGTATAAGTCGGTTGCCGTACTCATCGACAAACCCGAAGATGTTGGCGAACTGGAACGTCTGTACAGGCGTCAGTTGGTAGCTTTGCCGTCCGTGCTGCCCGGAAAACTTCAAAGTCTGGTAGAACTTTATGAAACGCCGTACGGTTTTCCTGTTCCACTGGTACTTATCGAGCATGTCGAAGAAACGCCGTACAGACAGCAGCTCGTAGAGATTGTGCCGTGACGGATGCGCAATGTTCTCACAGCAGTACTCGCCGATACGCGGGTCCGTGTCCGTCAGAGCATCCCTGTATTTGTCCAGATAGTAGCCTGTGCCGTTGGCTTGCAGCTCAGCGGCAACCGACTGTTTGTATTCCTTCCATTTCCTTATTTCGCTCTCGTTCATGACAGTGTGTCTTTTATAATAAAGATGTTCTTTTGTCGGACAAACGTTCTTTAGTATAAATTTATGTACTAAACGTTTGGTTAATACAAATATTTGTACTACCTTTGCATTGTCAAACAAATAAAACGATTAACGGTATGAAAAAGGAAATCACAAACGAAGAGAACTTCCTTCTCGAGGCTATCCGACCAAAGAGGCCCACACAGAGAAACAGAAGGAAGACCATGAAACAGCAGATGAGCGACATCCTGCTTGCTATCTCATGGGGAGATTTGGCACGGACGTACTTCACCAAATCGGCATCATGGTTCTATCACAAGATGGACGGCAGGGACGGCAACAAGAAGCCTACGGAATTTACGATGGAAGAGCGGGCACAGCTCAAGGGCGCGCTTATTGACCTGAGCGACCGCATAAGGCACGCTGCTGACTCTATAGAAATTTAG